CGACGCGCGCCGTGCTGATCTTCATGCCGCCGGAGATCGCGACCGGACCAGTGCGCGGGATGCGCACCGAGACCTGGATGTTGTCGCGGAGCGCGCCGGTGTCTGCCGGCACGAGCTCGCGCGCCGTCTGCACGACCGGGCCGATTGCCGCCCGCAGCGCGCGACGCATGATCGGGCCGGGCCGGCCGCCGGTCTCGGCGATGGCGTTCAGCTGCTTTTGCAGCTCCCGCAGGCCCCGCACCTCGACGCGCGCGGGCATTACGGCGCCGCCTCTCCGACGAGCTCATCGGCCACGATCACGAGCCACTCGCGCCCGTAGCCGTCCTCGAGGATCGCGACGATGTCGAACGTGCGCGACCGCCAGGTGATGCGGTCCTGCGGCGCCACGGTCGCGGTGAGCGAGTCGCGGCGCACGCGGAATCGCGTGGAGTAGCGCGCCTGGCGCTGCTCGGCGCTCACGCGCTCGGCGCCCGAGAGCGGCTCGACGCTCGCCCGGCGCGAGCCAATGGACGACCACGACCACGCCGGCTCGCCCGTCGCGCCCTGCGTCGTCGATCGCGTCCGCAGCGTCACCGACTCGCGGAGGTCGCCGGGGTCGATCACACGAACCCCCAGGTGCGGTAGGGCGCGATGAGCGCCTGCACCGCGGGCATCTCGGCGACGATCGTCCCGGTGACCTCGGGCAGGCGGTGCTCATAGAGCCCGCCGATGATGAGCTTGATCGCCGCCTTGATCGCCTCGGGCACGGAGCCCTGGGCGACGCCGACGACGTACCGGATCTGAACCGCGTCCCAGACGTCGCGCGTGCCTGGCCAGCTCTCGCCGTAGGCCAGGATCACGCGCCCCGGGCCCATTGGCGGGCCGGTGTCCACGACGTAGTCCGTGCTTGCGACTAGCGTCTGAAGGTCGCCCGCCGAGTCGTAGTGCTTGACGTGCGTCACGCTCGCGAGCGAGCCGCGCGGGAGCTCGATCGAGTCGGCGTCTGGGAATGCGTCGAGCACGAGCTCCCACGTCTGCGTCACGATGCCGCGCCCGGTGACGTGCTCGACGTGCTGCCGAGCTGCGGTGATGAGCGCGCCGATGATCGTGTCGTCGTCCGACGTGTCAACGCGCAGGTGCGCCTTCGCCTCGGTGAGCGTCACCGGCTCCGATGCGGGAGCGGAGTAGAGGCGAAGGACGGAGGCCATCGCACTAGGCGGTGATCAGCCCCAGGTTGACGAGCGCGGCGTGGATCCCCTCGGCGGTGACCGCGACGCCCGCCTGCTGGATCACCGGGGTCGCGCCGAAGAACCCCAGCTTCTGGCTGGCGGCCGTGCCGATCTTCGTGCCCGTGGTCGTGTTGACCGCGATGTTGACCGCGTCAGCGAGCGTGATCGCGGTGGCCGCAAACGTCGCGACCGTGCTCGCGCCGTTGTTGCCGACCTTGATCAACACGGTGTCGGTGCCGTCGCCCGCGCCGCTGGTGCTCTGCAGCGTGAGGTCAGACCCGACGGCCGAGCCGCCGATCACGGTCGCGCCGGTGATCGTCTTGCTCGCCGCCATCGTGAGCCCGGCAGACGAGAACGTCGCGACCGTGGCGCGCGTCTGCGGGTTGTTGCCCGAGCTCGCCGCGGGCGCGCACGACACGACCACGTTTCCAGGCGTGCCGCTGCCGTGGCCCACGCCGCCGCCGACCGTCAGGTCTGCGCCATTGACGTTCGTGGTCGCGCCGCTGACGTCGGGCGCGCGCACGTTGCCGCCGGTGCGCGCGGTGGCCGCGTCCGCATTGCCGGCGATCACGAGCGGCGTCTGCGCCGAGGTGCTGGCCGCGACCGTCAAAAACGCGGCGTTTTCGCCCGTGCTCGAGATCTCGCCGTTCAGCGTGATCCCGTCGCCGAGGGTCACGCTAGTAGTATTCAGGGTCATGATGAGCGTCGGCGCGCCCGGGCTTCCGCCCCAGATCTCGACGATCTGCTTGCCCGTGGAATCGAGGCCGGTCTTAACAGCGCTCATTTGCTCTCCCCCGCTGGCGCTTACTGCGCCGCCTTGTTTCGCGACGGCCGAGCCGCCTTGTTTTCCGACGCGGCCTCGCGCGCCTTTTCCTCGGGCGGGTCCAACGGCGTCGCCTCGCCGTGGATCAGCGCCACGCGCGCGCCCTCGCCGTCGAGCTCATCGCCCACGCAGACCGTGCGGACGTTGTTCCCGTCGGGCGCCCACAGAAACTCTTTGTTGACGCGCACTCGCATCGCCTGCCTCTCGAGCGTTGAACGGGCGCAGCCGCCGCCGTTCAGCAGCGGCCGCGCCCGTCATGGGGTTACGAAACCGGCGCCGACTTCGGGTGTCCCTGGATCGCCACCGCGCAGAGGTAGCCGCCCGTCGAGCACGACGCGCGCACGACCTTGATCCGCACGTAGCGCTTCGGGCCGCGGTAGCCAAATCGCTTGGTTGCGCTGTCATCCGCCGACGTCGCGCCGACGAACGAGGAGACCGTGCCGAGGATGTGATCGGTCGAGGTAACCGCGGCCTCGTCGCTCATGTTCGACGCGTCGCCGTGATACATGGTCGCGGTGAACGTGCCGTCTGTGAGCGCGCCGGACACGATCAGCCACTCGAGCGAGTCATAGCCCGCGGTGTCGATCGTGGCGGACGTGCTCGTGCCGTCGGTGAGAATTGCGCCGGGGTCAATACCCGGCGAAACCTTGATGTTCGAGTGCAAATCGCGCATGTGTCGTCTCCCTTTGTCGCGCGCCGATTAGGCGAGCGTCATCACCTTGAAGGCCTGGTCGTTGACGACGTGGCCGCCGACCCGCTTGGTTGCGTAGAAGATGACCTTCGGCTTGTTCGTGAGGCCGTCGCGAATGACGCGCAGCCCGCCGTTCACCAGATCTACGATCTGGTATCCGCGCTTGAAGTTGCCGAAGATCGCCGCATTGGCGGAGGCCGCGGGCACCGGCACGTCCTGGTTCACGACGATCGGGTAACCGAGAAGCGTCGAGGGCTGGCCCGCCGCGAGGCTCGGCTGCCACATGAAGTGATCGTTCTGCGTGCCGGTCAGCTTCATGATCGCCGCGAGCGCGAGCGTGCTCATGTGCCACTTGGCGCCTTGCGCATACTTCGGATGCATCGCGTAGACGAGGTCGATCAGCTTCGAGGCAACGAAGTTGCCCGAGCTGCCCGAGGCGACCTTCTCGATGGATCCGAAGGTGCGCGAGCTGTCCGCGGTCGCGGCCAGCGTGTACGAGAGAATGCCCTTCGGCTTCTTGACGCCGGTGCCGACGGTGAAAGCAGAATTCTCCTCGCTCGCGAACTGGATCCCGATTTCCTCGGCGAGCCAGCTCTCGACCGAGAGCGCGTCCATGTCGTCGAGCGCCCGCTGCGTCGAGGCCGGCGCGGCGTAGATCTCGCCGAAGAACGGCGTCAGCGCCTTGAGCACGGGGGCCGTGGTCTCGGTGCGCGCCTCGGTCTCATCGACCCATCCGCTCGCGGCGGAGTCGGTGCGCACGAGCTTCTCGAATCGCTCATTGCGGACGGTGATCACGCTGCAGTCCTGGCGCATCACGTTCTCGTCCACCGCGTAGCGCTCGATCATCGTGTCGATCGAGGAGGACACCGCGTAACCGCCCTCGGCGTCGGACGTGGTCGAGACGCCCTTGTGCTGCAGCGCCTCGAGCCCGCGCGCGTCGCCGCGCTGGATGTACGTCGCAAAGGCCTTGCGGTGCTCCTCGTCGAGCGCGCGCTTTTCCGCCTGCTCGTCGGAGGCCGCGCCCTTGCGCGCGCTCAGCCGCTGGATCTCGTCGAGCTGCTTCTGCATCTCGGCGAGCGCCTCGACGTGCTTCCGCTCGCGCTCCGCGGACAGCGCATCTCGGCTGTCCATCTGCGCCTTCTGGTCGCTCTTGAATCCCTCGAATTCCCGAAGGATCTGCTCGCTCAGCTGCTTGATCTCCATTGTCGTCTCCTACCCGCGCACCGCGCGGAGGCTCCCCAAGAGCCCTTCGAGTGCCGCCTTCGTTTCGTTCTCGGCGCCCTCGTCGCCTGCCTCGCGCAGGTCTCGGAGCCCGTCGTAGCCGCGGGCCAAGAGGCCCTTGGCCTGAGAGCGGCTGAATCCTGCCTCGCGCAGGAGCCGCTCTATCTCCTTCGGTCCGCCGGCGAGCGCCGCCTTGACGGCGTCGATCTCGGCGTCTGGGTTCGCCGGAAAGCTGACAATCGAGAGCTCCCAGAGGTCGATCGCGTGCAGGAGCACGCGCCCGCTCGCCTTGTCCACCGAGGCCCCGCCGGGCGGCAGGTCGAACCCGATCGACAGTCCCGAAATGGTGCCGGCCCGGAGGTGCTCGTAAACGCGCTGCTCGAGCGGGCCCGCCGAGACGAGGATCCGGCCCTCGACGTAGAGGCCATGATCGTCCTCGACCATCTTCGTCCAGAGGCCGATCGGCTCGTCTGCGCGGTGCTGCCACAGCATCATGGGCAGGCGCCCGCGCTCGGACCAGCTCGCGAGCGTCTTGGCGAATGCCCCGCGCTGGACTGCCTCGCCGTAGCTGTCCACGACGTCGAATACCGACCCGTAACCGGAGAACTCCCCGGTGGATTGGTCGGCGTCCTTCAGCCGGAACGTATGGGCGCGATGCCGCAGTGCCACGAGCACGAGGCTCGCGCCTCCGCGGACATCGGTTTTTGCGCTGGATTCGTTACGGCGCGTGCGTCGGCTGCCCGTCGATCAGCATGTTCGCCGGCGTCAGGAACACGTCGCCGCCGTCGCGCGGGTTCATGTCCTCGAGCTCGCGGATCTCGTTCGGCGACATGGCGCCGTTCTGGACCATGCGCGTGTAGAACTGCGCCCGCGCGTTCATGTCGCCGCGCAGGAGCCCGCCCACGCTGAACTTCGCGTAGAGCCGCCCGCGCTCGGAGGGCGTGAGAAGCTGCAGCGAAATGCGCTGCTCGATTCGGGTCAAGTACGGCATGAGCGCATGCACCACGAAGTCAAGCGCCTGGTGCTCGATGTTGCTGAACGTCGCGCGCTCGAGGTCGCCGATCAGATGCGGTGGCACGCGGTAGATTCCGGCGATCTCGGAGCGCTGGTACTTGCGGCCCTCGAGCCATTGCGCGTCGGTCGAGGGCATGCTGATCGACTGCCACTTGAGGCCGCGCTCGAGCACGGCCACCTTGCCGGCGTTCTCGCTGCCCCGGTGCGCGTCGTTCCACGCGTCCTGCAGGAGCTTGCGCCCGTCGCCGAGTACCTGGTCGGTGTAGAGCACGCCGCCCGGCGATGCCCCGTTGCCGAACAATCCAGCGCCGTGCTGCTCGGTCGCAATCGCGAGCCCGATCGCGTTGCGCGCGTACGCGATCGGCGAGGCCCCGACGATGCCGCCGATCGGGAACAGCTTTATGTGCAGGACGTCGCGCGCCGGGAATGTCTCGCGCTGCCCGCCGCCCAGCGTGACGTCATACGAGACCTCGAGCGTCTGCGGGTCCTGCCTCGGCGTGACCGCTCCGGGCTGCCACGGGATCAGCTCCGCCACGCGCGCCCCGCCGCGGATGCGGACGATCTGCGCATACGCGTTGCCGCGCAGCGCGAGGCACGAGATCACCCACTCCCAAAACTCTTGCGCGGTTGTGTGATCATTCGGCGCGACGTGCAGGAGCTGGTAAAGCGGGTGGTCGATCGCCTTGACCTTCTCGCGCCCGCGCCGCTCGTAGAGCTGCAGCGGGAGCTGCCCGACCGACTCGGCGAGGACGCGCACGCACGAGAAGACCGCGGCGTACTGCAGCGCCCGCGTCGGCGTGACGTTGACGCCCGCCGAGCTCGTCGTGCCCGCGTCGAGCGCGCGGGCCAGGTCCTGCGACGTGACCACGCGCGCGCCGCCCGCGCTGCGCCGGAGCAGGAAGTCGAGGATCACTCTGGCCTCGCCAGCGTCAACGCCACCGCGACGCCGAGCACGATCAGCCCGACGAGCGCGAGCGCCGCGGCCGGTGAGAGCATGTGCACGCCTGCCCCGAACATGCCGAGACCGGCCAAACCCAAAGCATCGATCCCGAGTTGACGCACGCCGCGATGATCGCCTTGCCGCGGACAGCCTCAGACAAACATCAGCCCGGGGCCTCCGATCGCGTACGGGTCTGCAGTCGGAACCGCAAGCATCGCGCGCGAGAGCGCCATGATCAGCGCATCCGCAGCGTCGATCTTGTCCTCGGGTCGGTCCTTCCGCGGGAACACGTTCCCTTTGTTGTCCTGCCGCTCGATGACGTTGCCGATCATCCATCGGAAAACGGGGTTCCCATCGTGATGCAGGCGGCCGCCGAGCACGAGCGCCAAGATCTCTTTCATCGGCGCCGAGTACTCGCGGAAGGTTTTCGCGACCTCGACCATCGGGAACCCCTCGGCGATCATCTCGCTCGAGAGCTGGGTCGCCTGGAATGGATCGTACGCCACCGACTGCACCGCGCCGGTGTCTCGGTCTGAACGTAGCCCATCCTTGATCACCTCGAAATCGAGGACGTCGCCCGGCGTCGTCTCGATGTAGCCGAGGTCGCGCCACGACTGGTAAGACGCGTGGCGCGCCTCATCTACCGCGGCATCCGGCAGGTACGCGCGCAAGAACGCGTAGTAGTGGCGCTCGCTCCCCTCGCCGCTCGCGCGCGGGAGGTCGCGCCAGTAGAGCTTGACCTTCGCCGCAATGTCGATCTTGCTCGCGAGGTCGAGGCCGATCGTGCACGGGTCCGCGCGCGTGAACTGCTCCTCGGTGAGATTCGGATCGGCGCATGCGTCCCACGCAGCCGGCGGCATCCATCGCGCGCCCTCGGTCGTCCACACGCCGAGGTGCTTTCGCAGGAAGTTGCCCCACGCCGCACCGCGTAGCGCGTAGGCCTTCCGCGCCGCCGCCACGAATTCGTCCGGCTGGACGCTCACGCCCCAATTAGGGTTGGCCTTGCGCCACGTCGCGAGGTCGCCGCTCTTGATCGGCTCGGCTGGATCGTCGGCCTCGTCGAGCGTGTAGATCGTGGCGAAATACGTTTCGTCGGTGACGGTGCCGGCGAGAACCTGCATCGCGTAGGATCGCAGCTCGTAGCAGATGCCCGCGGTGTCCTCGCCCGCGGTCGTGATCATCCAGAGCAGCGACGCGAGGCGCTTCGACATGGCCGTCTCGAGGACGTCGTACATATCCCGCCGCTTGTGCGCGTGCAGCTCGTCGATCACCGCCATGTGGAGGTTCGCTCCGTCTTTGGTGCCAGCCTCGCGCGAGAGCGGCACGAATACGCTGTTGGTTTTCGGCTGCGCGATCACGTGCTCGCGCACGACCAGGCCGAGCGTGTCCACGAGGCTCGGCCGCTTGCGGATCATGGCCTTTGCCACGTCGAACACAATGCGCGCCTGCTGGCTCGTCGTCGCCGCGCTGTAGACCTCGGCGCCCGCCTCGCCGTCCGCCGCGAGCCCGTAAAGCGCAATGGCCGAGGCGAGCGCGCTCTTTCCCTGGCCGCGAGGGACCTCGATCATCGCGCGCCTGAACCGACGCCCGCCGGTGTCTCGGCGCCGCCAGCCAAACGCCGTGGTGAGGACGAAACACTGCCACGGCTCGAGCCGCAATCGCTCGCCCGCGAGGGGACCCTTGATGTGCGGTAGGAGCTCGACGAACCTGCAGACGCGCCCCGCGTGCGGCTCGCTCCACTGGTAGAGCGGGTCGCCGTCGAACCGCTCGAGATCGTCGAGCTGGCGCTGACACGCCTGCCGCACGTACTCGCACGCGGGCACCCGCCCGGCGACGACATCGCGCGCGTAACCCAGCGCCGCGGCGACGTGCGGATCTCGAGGGCGCCGACCGCGGCGCTTAGACGCGGAACTCGCCTTCGGGGTCGCTTCCATCGGCCTCGTCCTTCGCGATCACGCGCGAGCGGTCCGCCGGCGAGAGCCCGAACCGCCCGAGCGCGCCCCACAGCTCGCGCCCGATCGTGGCGAGCATCTGCGGCTCCGGGTGCGGGCGCTCCATGAGCGAGCCCGTCTCCGTCGTCGTCGTATACGTGAGGCGCTCGGCGGCCGGGCGCGAGTTGATGGCGGCGCGGAGCCTGCGGCGGTCGGCGATCAGCGTCGCGAGCGACTCGAGCGCCCAGCGGTCGGAGGTGTCGAGCACGCGCGCGATCGCCGGCTCGGCGACGAGCTCGCGCCACGCCGCCGCCTCGTCCTCGGCCAGGTGCGCCGGCGGCGCCAGCCGAGCTCGGCGCGGGGCCCGCGAGGGCGCCTTGGCCCCGGGCGGGACCAGTTTTAGGGGGCTTTTGCGGGGTTTTGTGGACCCCTTGGGTACAGGCATGTCAATCCTTTCGCATACTTTCCGGTTTGAAACGTGGATTCACGGTAAAAAGA